GGGTTGCGGGGCCTCTGTAGAGATGCCATTCTCTGCTGCATGGTGCATAGCTTGGCGTTTCATCTCGTCTATCGCCCCACTTGCGTGTTTATATTCTGCTTCTGAGAGCTTATTGTCCTTTGTAAGGAAGCCAGTCTGACTTTCCCCTGCTCTGGTGCTTTGAATGTCGTTCATCCCAAAGTCTTGGGCCAGTCCACGGACAGTTTTGTCTGTATTCTTGGTTTTATCCGAGATTAGACCTGGTGCTTGCAAGATGACGTTGTGAATTTCGCCTGTACAGCCTTTGATAGGGCATTTTGCGTCCCAGCCCTCAAAGTATGAGTGTACAGAGCAGTGATAGTCCCGTAGTATTGCCATAAGTTACCCTCTTAGTGCTTCATCAAGGTCGTAGGTTGAATAATCTCGTCGGTTGACCATTCCCAGCGAGATTTTTGGCCCGTCAGAGGTCATTTTGACCCCCATACTGGGCACGATGACTGGCTCAGCCTTCTGTTTGTACTCCACAAACCGTGTCATGTCCTTGCGACGCATCACACGCACACGGCCTTCTTTCCATTCTCTATATCCTTTGTTAACCCGTATCTGGGTTGTCTCTGTCATGGGCAAGTCCTCTATCAAGAAGACCCGCTCCATAAGCGTCTGTGAGATGCCGCACAGTTCTGAGAACATAACCTGAGAGATACCGCGATGAGGGTCTTTCAGGAAGCGTTTAACCTGCCGTAGCAGCTCTTTCTTAGGCAATGGGCGTGGATCCATAGAGACCTATGCCTTTCAGGTAATTGCTGACGTTGCGACCCACAGAAATTTGTTCTGGAGTCATTTCTTCTTGCTTCTTAGAGATCTCGCGTGTAATCTTTTGAGCGATCAACCTTGGCTGCACTTGCTCAGCGTAGGCCACCACAGCAAGGGCAGAGGCAAGAACTCTGTCATCCTTAGCACGACCAGGTGCTCCCAAGAAACCGTCCTCACGCACGATGGTTTTCATTTCTTCCAGCGTGTCCATGCTGTAGATTTTCATCATCTCGCGCTCAAAGTAATCCTTCATGTAGTTCATCATCCGCTCTTTAGAGTTGTGAGTGGTGACGTACCCCACGGAGTTAGAAAGCCCACCAAGGGTGTCATTACGCCGCCAGATGTAGTTTTGCATACTGCCAAGGACGTCCATAAGGCCACGTCCCATATCGCCTCCTGTAGCGGCTGCATGGCGTTTCAGGTTGCGGATCTCGTTAATAACTGCTTGTCCCGGGCCGTTAACCTCAAGGTTAAGGGTGGAGTTTTTGTATGCTCCGGCAAGGTGGGCGATGATCCAGGCGAACTGGTAGGTGTTGAGTTCTGAGGTGGCAAACTCAGCCACTTGGTCGAGACCGTTAGCATAGACTCGATACACTTGAATACAAAATCGGTCTGCCCAGTCTGAGGATCCGTAGGCAGGATCTGCACCGATGACGTAGTAAGCAGTGTCAATGGGTTGCTCCCAGATCTTGAGTGTACACAGTCGCTCAGTTGCTCGCACGACTTGGGTGTCTTGGAACAGACTACCAAACACGTAGGTGTAGGCTTCATAAGGTTTTGTCTTCGCAATCTTAGCTGCGTCTGTACAGCGGGAGTTAGAAAAGAAGCTAGTGCCTGTCATCACAAAGGCATAGTCTTCTGTAGGGGGAAACTCTTGGTACATCAGGGACTCGTCTTTAATCCCTTCTGTCATTTTCCAGCGCCACCAAGCTATCTGGCGGGAGTTGATCTCGTAATTGTAGAGCTTCTTAATGTCCTTGACCCACTCCTTCTCTTCAGGCTTTAGTCTGCCGTTCCAGTAGGCTTTGTACTCAGGGGTCTCAGCATCAATCATGTAGTACTCGTTACGCCACCAGCCGCAAAAGATGGCTTTCTGGGTACGAGCAGTCTTAGCAGTCTTGTACATGTCGTGAAACATGTTGAAGCCTTGTGCGGTGCTCTCAAACATGTAGAGCCGCTCAGGGTTCTTTTCAGCAAGAGAGGCTATCAGAGAGGCCAATCCCTCTTCGTTTCCCCACGAGGCAGTTTCTGTGCCGTGAAGGTAAGTGATCGCCTTGCCTTGCCCCAAACGAGATTTATTGCCAGCGATCTGATAAAAAATTCTTGATCTGTTCTTGAGTACAAGCTGGTTTCTATTGTGGGCAGATAACGGGATCTTGTACTGTTTGGGGAGTCCTTCCATGTACATGCCCAGAGTCGAGCGGAACATGTCACGGTTTTCCTCCGTATCAGCCACCAGCGTTCCCTGCCAGCCTGGGTGCGTAAACTGCCAGTAGAGGTCGAGAGCCAACGATATTGTCGTGATACCCAACTGACGACCCTTGAGGATAACAAAGAAGTGAATGTCATTGTCTAACCCTTTTGCTATCTCACTCATCGTGTAAGTCTGAGTACCCAGCAGCTTACCCATCTTTTGTAAGCCAGCTTCCTTAGTCTCAATCTTCAATTCTGCACAGAACTTGTAGAACTGCTGGAGATTAAATTTCATTATGGTTTCCCCATTTGTTCATCTGTCCACCCCGCTATCTCCCAAGCAACATCTCTGTTCCTAGCCAGCCGGATCAACTCCTTGTAATGCCACTCACTGTATTTTGCTTTCCAAGACTTAGCTAGCTTAATCTTTTGCTGCTTCCTAGTGCAGTGCATGGCAACAAGCATTTCTCTTTTCATCTGCAAGCGCGATTCGTACAACTGTGTCCGTAACGCCACGCTCATAACCTGTCTCATAAACTTTTTGTAATTGCTGCTGCTGCATCACCCGCACGGCCTCACTCTGGTAAAGACGGATCAACAACAGGTTGCATTGCCACCTTAGTTCATCTTCATCCATCCAGAGGAAATCAGTCATGATTTTCCTTGTCAACCATACAGCACCTTTATCTGGTTCTCCATACTCTGACCCTACCTTCTTCTGTTCGTGCCTCAAAAGCCCTAGCAAGGCGCTTGCCAGCCCTGTAGTTGGCATTGAGCACCTTCGCTCTAGCCTCCAGCGGCACAACAAAAGAATCCCCTATGTCCATCACCTCGTAAGGGTAGTCATACACCACCCGACTTACAGGCATCTTTATATCTCTATCTATCTCTATCTTCACACTAGGCATACAACCCTCTCTACATATATCTGCACTATACACTCGAAAAAAAGCCCGCACAAGTGGCGGGCATAAAGTGAACAAGTGCAACTGCGAATTGCAGGGAAATAGTAGCAGGGTTTCCTGCGGAAAACTAGAAAATTTTTATGGGGGGGTAATGTGGGGGGCACACCTTTTCACCCCCTCCGTCCCCATTCAAGTTCCACACCTCACATGTAATGACTGAGCACTATGTCAACGTGTCCATTCCCTAATTGAGCACATGCCGAGCACTGAGCACTGGCTAAGCACTAAGCAAGCAAGGTGAAAACAATTGTCGCCCAAGTGGGCAGAGGGTGACAATATCCCCTCACCTTATACAAACTGACAATCACACAAACTAGTAACACACTACACACACAGTAATTAGAATACTAGCAATAACTAGTATAACAACTAGTGTAACACTAGTGTGCAGAGCATAAGACACATGTCCGGCATACTGTGTTTATTCCCATAAGTAGAATTCCTAGGTCTTATAAATCAACAACTTACGCTAGCTGGCACGATTCTGTTATGCACTATATGTGAAAGGGTCAGAAATGATGCTTTCAATTCCTAACTTAACTTTGAGGTCAGTGACCATGAAAAACGATCGTAAATACTTTGATGCAGCTAAGGCCATGCGCTCTGGTGGTTCCTTTGCTTCTGCTATTTCTGATGCTTACTTTGCGGCAGACCCTGCCAACAAGGAAACACTGTTAAACGCATTTAAAGGGCTTTTTGACAGCTTTGTGCGCTCCTACCATAACGAGGTCTTAGACCACATCTCTGCATGCTCTCCATGCTCGTTTAAAACGATTGAGCATTTTGTAAAAGAACAATTGCCGGATGATGTTGACACCGGCGACATTGTTCAAGCGTTGATTGACAAGGGTTTGATTACGTTTGACCACTCTATGCAGGCTTATGAGGTGAGTGCTTAACATTTCAACTAGTAACCTCACGCGTGGGGTTACTGGGTGCAATGTTGCATCATCCTAATTTGAGGAGCTAGTAGCCATGAAATTCGCTTTTATCCCTAAACAGTCTTACAAGATCGGCCAAATCATTAAGGTGCATGGCAAGCGCATGCGTGTTGAGAGCTACACACACACGGGCAAGAATGTCACTGTTTGCACTTTAGTAGGTGCACCCAAGTTTGAGCGCATTGTTTGTGTATGCACGGATTCGCCAGCTATTGAAGCCGTAACCGCTTAACATTTCAACTTGTAGCCTTACGTGTAGGGCTACTGGGTGCAATGTTGCATCATCCTAACTTTAATGAGGTAGTACCCATGATTGCTATTCACACTAAACGATTGCCAGCTACTGACACACGCGGCACAAGAATTAAAGCCTTTACCAATTCTGGCTTTAGTTTCACTATTCCATATCCCCACGAGCTAAGTTATGAAGCCTGCCACTTTGAGGCCGTCAAAGGCTTGATTGAGAAATATAACCTTGACTGGGACTTTTCTGACATGCGCTACGGTGACAGCGCCGATGGCAAGGGATACGTTTTCTGCTTTGCAAAATCAAAGGTGACAGCATGAAAAGCCTATTTCTTGACCTTATCCGTGCTTTGGTGTTTGTAGCACTATTTGCTGGGCCAGCCGCTCTCATGATGTATTTGAAAGGGTAAACAATGTCAATCTTAAAATTTAAGCCAGCTTCAGGCTTTACTAT